TAATTTTTCTATCTCTGCGGTTAATGCTAATGGGTCAGTCATGTGATCAAAGCTTAACACAGTTGACCCAACACAATTAATAAGATACTTATGAAAGTTCCATTGAGGTGCATGTCCTGTCTTTTCAGATAACATTTTATAAAGAGAATGCACAGAGTTATCTGTGTCTTCTAGTTGCTGGCCTGGCTGTATACTGTCTTTGTTAACACAGTTAATCTTTTCCATGACCTTAAATGTTACACCATAATTGAGTTTACAAAAAGGTTCAATTTCACTATTAGTTAAAGGTTCTTGACCTGCAAAGTTGTTTGTTGGAAATGCTATCACTGCCAGGCCCTTGTCTTTGTAAAGTTGATGTAGTTTTTCTAAACTTTCATACTGGGGAGTTAATCCACATTTACTTGCAGTATTAACTACTAACACTACCTGCCCAAGGTATTGAGAAAAATGAATCTTTTCTCCCTTAAGACTAACCATTTCATGATCATAAAAACTTAAATCTTGTGTCTCGGTCACTTCGATATCCTCTGCTTCTAATCCTAACGAACCTTCAACTCGAGTAAATTTAACTTTTTGAAATTCAAATAAAGTTTGAGGGTTAGTTTTTACCTTCCACTTTTCTGCAAAGACTTGCCGTCTGTCGGTGTCAGATATAATAAACCCTATACCCTTGGCGTCATTAAACCATTTTACTGTTCCGCTGTCTATCATAAATCACCAAAAGTTAAAAAGATATTTAGGACCTAGGCCTGCGTTAACTCCTGCATGCCAATATCGTCTACTGTCCCATTTATAGGTAGCACCCTGTGGTTGATTATAAAAACATTGATTATCTACCAGTACCGCATGTCCAAATGCTGGCTGCGTAATATGACAATGAAATCTAATCTTATCTGGCTCTAACATAAACTGTGCTTCGTTGTCGTGAACGTCCCAGTGCAATGGAGCCATCTTACCTGGATGTATTCTACTGATCCATGCAGTATTCCATGTCTTCATACCAACGAAGTCAGCAAACTTTTCAACAACTTCAATAGAAAAATTCTTTTCAGGCAAGAACATATCCCACTCAACTGTGCCGCCATCTTTGAATAACTTATATCCTGCATTTTCCCATGCGTCTAGAACAGCATCAAGGCCGGGAACATTGTCTCCACGTTTGTGACTAGGTCCTACATAAGCAGGCTCTTGATCTTTTATATGGTCAATTACTGCATCCCAGTCAATAATATTACCAAGAATTTTACCACAATTTCCAATATACTCTACAGTCATTTTTTGTATCCTAAAAAATGAAACAAATAATAAGTTTCAAATCCGCTGTTAGCAGCAGCATGCCAATTCTTTCTATGCTTCCATTGATAGATACTGTGTTTCTTTTCGTTATAAAAACAATGCTCATCTACCATAAGAAAGTGGCCAGGCTGTTGTTCTTGCATAAAACATACATATCTTACAAGATCTAAATCTTTCCACTCTTTTTCTTTGTCTTCTAAATCCCAATGGTAAGGAACTGTTACACCTGGACGTACTTCACTGACAAATACACGCAGAGGTTCTGCATTGACAATTTTTGCAAATTGATTTTGTATTTCAATATCAAAATGCTCGCCTGGATAATAATCCATCCATATAATATCTTGTATTCTATAGTTTGCGTTACGCCATATGCTTATTAAATCATAGAAGCAATCGCCTAGATCGTCATCATCTTCAGGTGCAGGATCGTTAGTAAAAAATGTAAAGGGTCTGCCTTCTCGTATAGGTACATCACCGTCAGCTATCATAACGCTATTATTATCTCCGTTAGTAGCACCATTAATTTCAGCAATTATTTTGTCCCAGTCTATTAGTCCTTCAGTAGACCCAGCATGAGAATGTACGTTTTTGTTCATGGCTTGTATCCTAGATAATGAAATAGATAATAAGGTTTAAAACCACAATTTACACCAGCATGCCAATTCTTTCTACTGCGCCATTGATAGATTGAATTTTTAGGAAGACCGTACATTATTTCCTCATCTAAAAAAAGCAAATGGCCTGGCTCTTGCTCTTGCATAAAACATACATAACGGACCATCTCTCCTAGTTTGACCCATTCTACTTCAAAGTCTTCAATGTCCCAGTGATACGGAACCATCTTACCAGGACGCACTTCACTGACAAATACACGCAGAGGCTTGGCGCCTACTAGTTCTTCAAACTTCTGTTGTACTGAATAATCAAAATGCTGTCCAGGGTAGTAGTCATACCATTCTATATCACTTAATCTATAATTGGCTTTTTCCCAAATAGAAATAAGATCATAGTAACTTTGCGTAAGACCTGTTACGTCTTCTTGTTTAACTTGAATATCTGCATCTTTAAACAGCTCACCCGATTCTATATTATCGTCTACACGTTCCATAACTGTGCTTACGCTGTTGCGATCAGGGTTAGGCGAGTTTTGACAGGACAATATAACTTCGTCCCAATTTATAACGCTTTCTGTAGAAGTTATAAACTTATGTCTGCTCATGCTTAAAAATCTCTTTGTATACAAATTCCATGCTATGCTTCCCCCACATTACATGGTGTTGCATTGAGTTACGAAACATTATTTCTAGATTATAATTACCATCAGTGTTTATACCGCCCGTTTCGTCTAATCGAAATCTAGCAGTTGGATGTATAATTGAATCCATTACTGCCCCTGGAATATACGGATTTGTCACCGGCACACAACCATACCAATCTATTGATCGCATGTTTGCATTGTCGTCTATATAATGACAGTGGGGATACATTGTTAGTTTGTAGACGCCTTTATTGTAGAGGTCTACCATGATATTTTTAATTTGATCTTGCCAGTCGAGGCAAACTTCGTTTAAATTTCTACCGCTGTAGATAATTTCATTACAGGTTTCTTTATACCATTTTAAAAATATCTTTTTTGAACTGTAGTCAATGTCTATAATTTCAGGTGCATACTTGCTGCCTTGAAATTTTAAAATGTTGTTAACTTCATTTTCCCAAAACCAATTAACTGTATGTTCTGTATATAGAGGTCTGTTAGCAGTTTCAGCTTTTTGATATTTGTTATTGATGTTATAGTTTTTGCAAAATATTTTACCGTCTGGACTTATTAAAGGCTCGTAAGTTTGTTGGGCCATACATCGTCGGCCATCTGCATCTAATTTATAAAAACGAAACCATTTGTCTACATTCATTTTAGCACTTGAGTTTTTCTTTCCAGATATCTATAGTGAGATCAAGTCCTTGATCTAGAGATACTTTAGGACTCCAACCTGTAACTTCAGTTATTAAGTTATGATTACTATTTAACCAGTATATTTCTCCAGGCCTAAATAGTTTAGTGTGCCAATTAATTTTTCCATTCCAATTAAGTTTTTTTGCAATTAAATCGGCGTAGTCTTTGATCTTGATAGGATTATCAGGACCTAGCGTAAAAATTTTACCGTTAACTTTGTCTGGATTGTTGATCACTGTTACCCAAGCATCAAGTAAATCATCGATATAGATAAAATTCCTGTAAGGTTCAGCATAACCAAAACTAACTTCTTGTTGATTGGTTAGCATTTGACTGATGATCTGCTCCGTGACAAAAAACTCGTTGTCTTTGCGTCCGTAACTATTAGTCTGTCGAATAGCCGTAAATGGTAGTCCTAAACATCGATGTGCATATTCTAAATACTTTTCAACACCGTACTTGGCCACGGCATAAGGAGCATTAGGATTAGGCGTAGTATTTTCATCAAATGCTACATGAGTAGAAGGTTTACCGTGCTTTTCTATTTCGTCACTGATAGGTTGCCATCCATATACTTCCATGGTACTGGCAAATACAAAACTCTTAAGATTTCTTACTGCGCTGGCCGCCTCAATCAAGTTAACGCTGCCTACATAATTGATCTCACTAAAAGTTATTTGCTCGTAGAAACTCTGTTCTACTTCGGTTCTAGCAGCCAAGTGTACAATTACATCGGGTTTAAAACTTAAGACTTCTAACTTAACAGCTTCGTAGTCACGAAGATCACTTTGCAAATGATGTAGTTCGTGTTGATCTTTAAGACGTTGTGTAAGATGTGACCCAATAAATCCAGATGATCCTGTCATTAAAATTTTCATATTTTATATCCTATCAGCATAAACCTTTTATAAAGAGGCAGTTCTAGTTCTTCTGCCCAGACAACTTTTATTTTACATTGATCTTTTATATGTTCACAGCTGGTATTAACAACAATATCAGCTTCTGTTAAACAGCCGCACATATCTGATGTGATAGCACTAAATCTTCCTTCAATCTCTTCTTTTCTATTCATTAGTTTGGCTATTGATTCGCATGACGAGTCTATGTCAATGCTACGAATATGTTTTATCATAGGACCTAGCTGAGACTGAAACATAAGACTAGCTAAAACACCTACCCACCCTCCGTGAATATCTATGCTCACAGGCCGATCTACGTGTCGAATTAGATTATTGATTAACCACTCTTTGCTACGTAACTGTCCTTGCCAAAAGGCGTCCATTGTACGCATGGGATCTTGACTAGATCGTATAGCCTGCATCCAAAAATGCAAATGTTCTAGGTCTATATTCATAAATTTATTTTGTTAGCAATTTTCTCTGCTATCATCTTATTACTGTTTATTCCGGGATGAACTAAATCTCTAGCAAAATCTGTTGGTATGTAGATATCGCAATTTAAAAGTCTACCAGTATCAGGAAACAAAGAAGCTTCGTAATGTTTAATTTTTTCCCAATAAATGTTGCTGGTTTTACTAGCGATCAATGCATATGATTCAGAGTGTGAATCATCATTAGACCATGCAGAGAAATAATGATGACTCTTGTTCCAATCTCCGCAATTTTCTAAATACCTTTTATTGTAGTAAACAGTTCTAGAATAATGAGTCCATAGATTAATAACTCCCAAAGGCATAGGATAAGAATGTCTTAAAATAGTTGCATTGTGCAAAGAATAATTAATAGAACTCCCCTCGACACCTAAATTAACGACTGGCACCTTTAAAAGATTAGATAGATGAACAGCTATAGTATTTGTATTATCTACTCCTATTCCAAACACATTACTACAACCAAACATTACTAATGAGTTAGCCCAATCTATTTCTTTAAAATTTTTAGTTCTATACCCCTGTTTATTTCTTGTATAGTTAACAATATTATTTCGATAGTACCAATCCTCAGGCATTATTTTTAAATTTTTTTCAAACAACTCCTTGCTATCGTAGCCTGCAAAATGTTTTTCTATTTTGGCATCTATAGGAAGAAATTGATTTGATTTTATTAGTTTAGGTACAGAACTGAATATTAATCTATTTTGCATTTTGGTATTTTGCTGTCCGCTGAACTAACACACGTAGGAGTAATACAGCGTTGCGGCTTCTTAAATAATTCAAAACTATCTAATGTACCCAATGGCACATCGTGACAGCTATAACTTCTTTTAACGTCATTGCCTCTTATTATAACACTTTGATATCCAGCATTACAAGACCAGTTAGCAAATTTATTAAAATTAAACGCATTAAATCGTTCTGCTTGGTCGAACAAGTGTTCTGTATCATCTGCTTCGTATAGTGCTATTTGGTAAGCGTCTTCTCCATTAGCACGTTGAGGGAATCCCGTTTGCATCTTGTGTATCATGTCTTCAGTATAACCATCTACAACCGCACTCGCTGTAGGATCACTTTGCGGCTTGAGTGTTACGTTGATTCCACGTTTGTGAAAGCGTTCCATACGTTCATAGAGTTCGTAGAACTTTTCAGGCACCATAACTTGGTTAATTGTAACGTGTACCAGCTCGTATTGTAACTGTAAACACTTGTCGCCGAACTCTTGTTCGCGAGCAAACTCATCGTGAAAGCTGGCTGTAATACTTCTGCGCTGTAGCATTTCAGTATTTCGACACCAAGTGTTCCACCATTTGCTACCAGGCGACAAATTAGTGGTCATATGGATACTTTGGTATTTGGATTCTAGTTCGTCTAAATGTTTAACAAGATCATTCAACTGTTTATAAGCAGTAGGCTCACCACCGCTGAACGACCAATGGAACTGGTTAAACCCATTGGCTCGTGCTTGACGCTTAATCTCGTCTACAGTAGATTTATATACTTCAAGCGGTTGGTGATCGACTCGGTCACTGCGGGCATAGGGCCAACAGTAACTACAATTATAATTACAAAATCTTCCCAAAATCCAACTAGTGGAAAACAATGGCCGGTCTAACATAGTGCGTTGTCCGAAACGCACAATTTTCTTAAAGGGTATTTCCGTAAAGTTCATTGAATATATTTAATCATTAGTCATTGACACAGTTAAAAAAGTTCAGTATAATTACGCTATGACTAAAATATCAAAAAGCCCCGAACGACATACTTTTCAAAGGGAAGGTTATGTCAAACGCTGCGAGGAAGAAGGCAAAGAGCCTAATGCTGATTATCTGGATTTGTTTCAAAAGATTCTAGAGGATGCAGATAAGAAATGGATTGATCCAAAAAGTAAAATAAACAATATGGAATACGATCTCTTAACCACTGATTGGATTTTAGAAAAGGTTAGATCCAGTGACAGTTATGCTCAAAATCTCTATGCCGCAATGTGTAACAATGATTTTGTTAAAAGAGAATTGTGGCCTATTTTAAAAGACGAAAGATGGAGTGCTAGCTGGAGATCAGCAGGAGGCATAATCGCAGATATGCAACAAAAGGGTGACTACATTGATTGGTACTGTAGTGGTATGGGCGGTGTTGCTACCTACGATTTAGAAGAAGGTGAAGCGTATATGTCTAAAATGAAGTACGTTCCAGAGAGTGTAGTAACTGATGAAATAGAAGAAGATTTAAATCGGTTAGGTTGGTTAGTTGTTAAATACAATGGAGAGGAAACTTGAATGGAAACACTTACTTTTAAAGCAGAAGAAATATTCGAAGACATTCCCGGAGATCCGGACAATGTCATGATGAAGATTCCTCCTGAAATTTGCGAAGCACAGGGTTGGAAAGAAGGCGACACTCTTAATGTTAAGCTAGAAAACGGGGCACTTATTATTACCAAACATGGCTAAAGACGAACTATTAGAACTCACAGGCACAGTAGCAGAAGTTTTACCCAATTCTACATTTCGAGTACAGGTTGATGGACAGACACACATTGTACTTTGTTATATGGGCGGTAGGCTCAAACAAAACAAGATTAAGGTTATCCTAGGGGATAGAGTTAAGATTGAAATGAGCCCATACGATCTTACCAAAGGTAGGATTGTTTATAGGATGTAACGATGAACTCAATTCTAGAACGTGTGAATTTGGTATGTCAAAACGTTCGAAGAATGAATGACGGGCCCGTAAGCTTCAAAAAACTAGTAGCAATTACTAGAAAAGAGTTCCGTAACAAAGAAATAGACCTAGCTCTCAAAACTAAAAAAGACAGTTTTTTAGAACATAGTCATTTTTACGTTGAAGCATTTTACGATCACGAACACGACTTTAACAACGAAACACCAATTGAAGTTTATGTCTATCATAATTTTATTCCTACTGATTTATTTTTACATACGCAAATCACAGAATTCCTTATTCAAATATATGATGCAGTAGTACACGAATTACGACATCAACAGCAGAGCAGAACACGATTTTACGAAATCTTTAACAGCGGTATTGCCAGTCCATATGCCAAATATTTGGCAGATCCAGATGAACTAGATGCGTATGCAGTAAGTATAGCCATTGAATTATTACGATCAATGCCCCGAGAACGGGCTGTAAAATACATGACTAGGATGAGAGTTTTGAGTAAAATTAAAACTCAATATGGTTATATAAGTCCAAATTTAAAGTGTTATGTAGACTATTACGGTAGTAACCCGTTGATTAAAAAGGTAGCCAAAAAGGTCTATAAGCATCTAAATTCTCTTGACAGCAACCAAATTTTCCGTTAAAATATGCTTATCGTAACTAACACGGAGCGGCAGTCGTGAGTAAAGAATACAGTACCCTGGAAGTTTTGGAACTGGCTTGTGCAGCTCAACGATGGAATAAAGAATACCTTAAAGAAATGACCGCGGTCTATGAAGATAATGGTCAACTTCGTTATTACAAACAACCAAACAAGCTTCATATCCTCTACACTCTTGGTGCTGTTAATTGGGGCTCTGAATCAGATCCTCGAATGATGCCAGTCAAACTTCAAATTGAAGACATTGATCGGGAAGAAGCAGAAGAGATTCGCAAGTATTATCGGCGTCTTATGTTTGCCGCTGTTAAAGGGGACAACGAATTTCAAACCGAAGTCAATGCTATTTTGTCTGCTGAAGTAGTAGCAGCCAATAAAGTTGGCTATGTAGCCTGTCTTCCACATGTCTACGCCAAAGATCATGTGCGTAATCAAATTGAAAAACGTATTCGACATTTGGAAAAAGGCTATTTGGCCGACGTAGGTAAAACAGTATTTGACAAAGACTGCGAAGTACTTGAGTCAAAACACTCAAATAACTTTGACGCTTTTAATATTACTGCTATAATTGATAATAAGATGGTGTCTTGGTTCAGCAAAGTGGATCTTAAACTTGGTGCTTGCGTGATAGTCAAGGCCAAAGTTAAAGATCATTCCAATCATTGGAAGCATAAAGACACTGCTGTGACCAGACTTAACTATGTAAAGGCAGCACAATAATGTACAAAGAAGAAGAATACGAAATGTTTGCAAAGAAAATGGAAACTAAATTTCCAGAAATGTTTGCAGGTAAGTACGGTGGCTTTGCTGTAGGCACTGGATGGTGGCCGATTCTTGAAGCACTTTGCAGTCAGATAGATGGTCATAGCAAATGGCGTAATAATACTAGAGAAGCATTGCTTAAAAATAATCCTCACAATCACAAAATTCCCGATGCTGTTCCGCAGGTAACAGTTGAACAGATTAAAGAAAAGTTTGGCGGACTGCGTTTCTACTATCAAGGCGGTGATGACACAGTGGACGGAATGGTACGTATGGCAGAAATGTGGGCAGGCCAAGTCTGTGAAGAATGTGGTAAGCCTGGAACTAGACGTAGTGGAGGATGGATCAAAACTCTATGCGACGAGCACGAAGCAGAGAGACAGAAGAGATACGAAACCTACGCTAAAAACAACGGACTTGAACTATGAACAACAATTTTTTATGTAATAGCTGTGGAAAACAATATAGCGTGACCTGTGATTGGAATCAAGGTCGGTGTCCACATCATCCTCCTTATATTAATCCGCACAGTTTTAGATTTTTAAATCTTTACAATTCAATCAAAAATTTATTTAAAAAATGAGCATAAATGAAAATCAAACTAGTCAGTGATCTGCATTTAGAATTTGCAGACATATTCGTCAAGAACGACAAAGATTATGATGTCTTAATTCTCTCTGGTGACATTATGGTCGCACAGGATCTCTACGATCATCCCGAGCCTGCTAATGGCACTGACCAACTTGCTATTGCCAATAGTCAGGGCATGGGTCGTAGACAAGAAGCCGCTCAACGATTCCGTGACTTCTTGAAACGTTGCAGTTTTCAGTTCCCACATGTGATTTATGTTGCTGGTAACCACGAGTTTTACCACGGTAAATGGAACAAGACATTGACTATTCTTTCAGAAGAATGCCAAAAGTTTCCTAATGTTTATTTCCTTGAACAAGGTTATAAAAAGATTGACGATGTAATTTTTGTGGGTGGAACGCTGTGGACTAATATGAACCAAGCTGACCCGTTAACCCTTCACGGTGTAAGGGATATGATGAACGACTTTCGTATCATCCGTAAGGAACTAGAAGGCTACACCAGCCTTAAGCCTCACGACACAGTATATCGACATCGAGATACTCTACGTTATATTGAGAGTATTGTTGATCGTAAAGAGGTCGACAAGTATGTAGTTGTAGGACACCACAGTCCTAGTTTCCAAAGTGTTCATGAAAGCTACAGAGATGATCGTTTAATGAACGGTGCGTATCACAGCGATTTAAGTAACTTTATCCTTGATAGGCCACAGATTAAACTTTGGACACATGGTCACACGCATTACCCGTTTGACTATGTAATTGGAGAAACCCGTGTTGTGTGTAACCCTAGAGGTTACGAAGGATACGAAGATACCGGGTGGAATCCCGACATACTATTGGAGATATAATGGAACCTAACATCGCTGAACTTTTAAGAAATACTGCTATCAATATTGGAGAATTATTCCGTATGCTAGCAGATAGAGTAGACCAACTGGAGAAAGAAAATGAGCAACTTAAACTTAAACTTGATTCCAAAGGAACAAAAGTTGAGTGAGAAAGAATTTAAGCTATTTAAAAAGTGGCTCAAATCTCATTTAGCTTTTGGTCCTGTAACTGTTACCTTTACCAAGAAGGACGGCTCAGAACGAGTAATGGAATGTACAACCAGTCCATCGCTCGTTCCGGTTGATCTTACTGAAGAAAAACACTATACTAATACCAGTGATCCAGTGGACTTTCCTAAACCTAAAAAAGAAAAGAAAGTCAGTGAAGACGCAATGTCTGTCTATGACTTGGAAGCCAAAGGGTGGAGAAGCTTTCGGTGGGATTCAATTAAACAAGTGAGATTTGTATTATGAGACAAGTAGTCGGTGATGACTGCGAAATCCTTTGTGAAGACAATGGACGCAAAATGGTTGCAGATATTTTATATTTTAAAGAATATCAAAATCTCACAGTTAGTATTGAAAAACAATTAAAATTAGAAATGAAATGGAATGGTAACATCTACGAAGGCCGACTTGGTAGAATGAGTTTTACCAGCGAAGGGCCTGTAATTCGAAACTTCAAACAAGGAAGAAGATAATTATGAAGATCGGTTTAAGTTATAGCCGTTGTGTTAGAGACATAGTTGACGGTAAGGTAGACATTGACGATGTCCTGGTCATTGTTGCTCGCACAGACTTTGATCCTAGAGACGCAGATCAATGGGCAGGTATATGGCACGGCTACCACGGAGCAAGTTTTATGACTAACCCCGAATGGGCTGGATATCCTGACGAAGACGAAGACCGCTTTCGTAGTGTAACCATTGAATTGTGGGAGTCAGGTAAACTACACCAGCCACGTAAGTTCGGAGCACACCCTCGACGTTTGCCCTACTACTGGGTAGAAACTTTCTTGCCTGACGACGAACTTGAGAATCATCCTGCGGCTAAAAAAGCATTTGAAAAATTTCAACTGGTTGCTGGACTAATCAGTGGTAAAAATGTTGAGGTGGATCACTGATGACTACTACTGGAATCATTCAACAACGATCTAATCTTATGAGTTTTTCAGATATATTTGATGTCAAGGAAAAAATCACAGAGTTTAAAGATGATCCGTTGGTACTATCCTGTGCAAGAAAAGAATATGAAGATAATGGTCACGGTTATCTGAGTATTGATAGTGAAAATATTACTGTCACAGATGAGCACAGAGTGTTAGCTGAAAAAATTAGAGACTACTACACTAAAAAATTCTTTTGGAGAGTGTTAAGTGAAGTACGACCTTTGAGTGACTATCGTCGTAGACTGATTAATCTGTTAGAAAATCGTATCCAGAGTTGTAAAGATCAAGACTGTGGTATATACTACAAACTGCCGTATTTTTACGAGGAAGATGTAGTGTACGAAGAATTTAAAAAAACTCTTAAAACTGATAAGATTGCCTCATTGGGAAGTTCTAGACAGAACATAATGATGAAAAGTTTAGAATTTATTAAAACTACATCGTCTCGACAAAGAAAACGTAATCAAATTCGTTATTGGTTTAAAGACGATAACGAGTTTCTATACGGCATTGAACTAACCAGCGACAATCCGCTGTTGCCGATCTTTAACGATTATCTAGCCGGGCGGACATCGATATTGTTCGAAACTAGGATAGCCGAAGATCGTATTGATAATATGTATTTTTATAAAATGTTTTCATATAAATTCGTAAAGGAACAAAATGCCTAACTTGGTACCAATGGTTATTGAGCAAGAAGCTCGAGGTGAACGTAGTTACGACATTTACAGTCGTCTATTAAAGGACCGTATTGTAATGCTAGATACGGATGTCAATGAGCATAGTGCTAGCCTTATTGTGGCACAACTGCTGTTTTTAGAAAGTCAAGGTAATGAAGATATCAACTTTTTTATTAATAGCCCTGGGGGTATTGTTACTGCTGGTCTCGCTATTTACGACACAATGCAATTTATCAAGCCCGATGTGTCTACCTTTGTAATGGGTCAGGCCTGCTCAATGGGCAGTCTATTAGCCACTGCTGGAGCACCTGGCAAGCGCAAAATGCTGCCGTATGCTCGTCATATGATACATCAGCCCAGTGGCGGTGCTCGTGGGCAGGCTACAGACATGCAAATCCAGGTAGAAGAGATTCTCAAAATGAAAAAAGAGCTCACTGGAATCTATGTTAAGCATAATTCAAAGGGTAAAACTTTTGAACAATTAACGCTCGATATGGAACGAGACAAGTTTATGAGTGCTCAAGAAGCCCTGGATTATGGGTTGATTGATGAAATTGTAACAAAACGCCCATAAAGTACGCATATAATTAAAAATCATAGTACACTATAAATACTAATGTTAGGAGTGTGCTATGGCCCGTTCAGCTTTCAACTGGTCGCTGTTAGACCGGGAAACCTTGTACTCGATGCTTTATCAGCTAAAATTTGAGCTAGTTGATAAGCGATTGCCTATTGATGAAATTACTAGTATATTAAGTAAACACATTAAAGCGCATCTTCCTATTAAAGTAAAAAGCAGTAGATTCAATCCTGTTAAAAAGGGCGAAATTTGGGTCGGTGGGGCTTACTATTCTGATCTTGATAAAAAGAAAAGAAAACGTTTTATCGAAGTTGAACTAGCATTTCCCCCGAATACTGCTACTATGCGAATGAGTAACTATCGTTGGGAACGGGTTTGTCAACTGTTTGCTGACACAGTTCTACACGAAGTTATACACACCCGCCAATTCCGTGCTAGAAATTTCAAAGCGATTCCCGGATATCAAAGCACAGCCTACTATGCTCGTACCCGTAAGGAACAAGAATATTACGGTGACAGAGACGAAATGGGCGCCCATGCCTTTAACCTAGCGCAGGATATGATTGATAAGTTTGGCTGGGATACCCGAGCAATTAAAACTTATTTAGATTCAAAAGTTCCGAAACGTGTTCGTCCAAATGGTTGGGGACGCTTTATGAAAGCGTTTGAGTACAATCACGATCACCCAAAAGTTTGCCAAATGAAGCGTAAAATAATGAGCCAATTGGAATACGCCTACTCCGGTAAGCCATTTAAGACTACAAATCACTTGACCTATTAACAGTTTTTGTGCTATACTATAGCATAAATCAACAGATAGGAGCCAAGATGACAGATCCTTGCCAGAATGTAATTTCTGAGTTGGAAGCACATAATAGTCGTTTAGACAAAGAATCAATTATTGAAGTCCAATTGAGTCAAAGAAACGATGAGTTCTTTGCCGGGTGCCGACTAGCGTTGGATCCTATGATCACTTTTGGACTTAAACAAATACCGGAGAAAACAAATGCGGATGGCCCTGGCCTACCTTGGGATGGTTTTAATAGTATTGCTCAGCGTTTACGTAATCGTGAACTCACAGGTAATGTTGCACGTACCGCTGTAGAGGCAATGATGAATACTGCGACTCAGTCGCAGTGGAATAGTTGGTATCGACGTATCCTTATCAAGGACCTGCGCTGTGGTGTCAGCGAAAAAACAATTAACAAAGTAGTAGGGAAGAAATATGCTGATTATGCTATTCCTGTTTTTAGTTGCCAGCTTGCTCACGATAGTGCTAACCATGAAGGCAAAGTCACAGGGAAGAAACTTATCGAAGTTAAACTGGACGGTGTTCGTGTTATCACTATTGTACACCCTGATGGCCATGTGGATATGTTTAGTCGCAATGGTAAAGAGCTTGTTAACTTTCCACACATAGCAGAACAACTCAGTAAAGTTGCCAGTGGGTTTGATGAGCCTTATGTATTAGACGGTGAAGTAATGAGCAGTTCGTTTCAGGATCTTATGCGACAAGTTCATCGTAAGAGCGATGTCAACGCAGGAGATGCTATTCTTTATCTGTTTGATATTATTTCATTACACGATTTTAAAATTGGATTCAGTAATGTCTTGCAAACAGAACGTTCTGCCAGTCTCCAAACTTGGTTTGAAATTGAACAGGAACACCTGCCCAATATACGTGTATTAGAAAATGAAGCTGTTGATCTTGATGCACCGGAAGGTCAGAAACGTTTCCGTGAAATTAATCAGGAAGCTATCGACGGCGGCTATGAAGGTATTATGATTAAAGATCCGGAGGCACCCTATGAATGTAAAAGAACGCACCATTGGCTTAAACTCAAGCCGTTTATCGAAGTTAGCCTTCAGGTCATCGAAGTGGAAGAAGGTACCGGAAGAAACGTGGGACGTCTTGGTGCATTGGTCTGCAAAGGCGTGGATCTTGGCAAGACGATCACAGTCAATGTTGGCAGTGGCTTTAGTGACGCTGATCGTGATAGTTTTTGGATCTCACGTAGTGAGGTGGTTGGTAAGATAGTTGAGGTTAGGGCAGATGCAATTACACAAAATCAAGACGGCACTTATTCTTTACGCTTTCCACGATTTCTCCGTTTTAGAGGCTTTGAACATGGCGAGAAAATTTAATATTAGACGCAGTATGCACAAAGACATGACCTACGGTGCATTAATGGAACTTGTCAAAAATCCAAAAGTGTGGCACGAAAGTAGTGTAGCACCGGAGTATAGTCACTTAACTGAAGATGGCAAAGATGCTATTGTACATGTCGTTGAAGAAATGTTTCGAGGTATGCAAACTATCCACAATGCAGAAGTAAAAGAAGAAGCCAAACGACAGACTCTCGAGGCGCTGAAATGAAACTTGTTATGAAAGAAAGTAAGATTCGTACTATACGCCCCGGGGATAGTAAGTTTATGCTTAACGATGGACTGGTAACATGTCCTAGAGCAGGATTTGAGATTAGTCAAAGCTGTCCTGCAGAATATAAAAGTATTTTTATAACTGCAATAAATGCGGGATGGCTTAAGCCTGTGGCACATGTCTACGGTAAAGAACTAACAATGGATGCTTTAAGATGAAGGTAGAAAGAAATCAAATTTGGGAAAGTGTTAATCGCACTGAGTTCCATGTAGATGATGTAAGAGAAATAGGCGGAGAGATTTGGATCTTCTATACCAATACCTTTACGCATCAGACACATAGTTGTCTACAACTTGCTTTTGAGCAAAGATTCACACCCGTGTTAAATCGCGGTTAAATACATTTTTATAAGGAGTTATTATGTTTGGAACAACCTACACAGGCGGAATGTCATATCGTTCAGCTAGTGAAATTAATTCAGCAATGGGCCGTGTCTATGGACACATGAGTCTTGCTGTTATTGTATCAATGATTGTCAGTTACTTTGTGGGCTCTAGTCCAGAGTTGCTACAATTCTTTTTTACAGGTGTGCTAAAGTGGATTGTAATTTTTGCTCCGCTTGTGGCTATTTTTGGTGTTGCTATGGTGCTGGCAAATAATCCCAGTAAAGGAGTAGCACAGTTATGCCTACATGGTTTTGCAGCCTTAATGGGATTGAGCTTTTCAATGATCTTTGCTGTGTTTACCATGGGTAGTATTGTTAGTGCCTTTATGGGTGCGGCCGTATTGTTTGGGGTAATGAGCGGTTATGGTTACTTTACTAAACAGAGTTTAGATAGTCTAGGCAAGTTTATGTTTGTTGGTTTAATTGCTATCATCATTGCCAGCATTGTGAATATCTTTATTGGGTCAACTGTGATGCAAATGGTAATTTCAGCATTGGCTATTATCATCTTCCTAGGATTAACTGCCTATGACACACAAAAGATACGTGAAGAACTGTCAGTAGAAACTAGTGATTCGGCAGAAGTACGTGGAGCATTGACTCTGTACATGGACTTTATCAACTTGTTCTTAAACTTGTTACAACTGTTTGGCGATAGGAAATAATATGATTAGAGAGTTTATCAATATTGTAGAGGGAATGGGCAAGGGCATCGACGATGATTGGTTTAAGGACGGCGGGTTCAAAACTTATAAACGTCCAGCCAAAGAGCGTTATGAGATTGCCGACGAACCCGGCACTATTGACAC